TAACTATTGGTGCTCCTACTAATCAAACTGCAACTGTAGATTATGAGAATGGAACTGTAACTATTGATTGGGACGCACCTACAGATGGTAATACAAGTCCCGAAAGATATGCTATAGGTTTTGGTTTAAATGATGAGGGAACAGCTAGTCCTTATGGTATTGCTACGGGTAATGTAGGAGATGAAAATGCTTTAAATACAGAATACACATTTACAGCTAGTTATATACAAGCTGTATTTAATGAGGCACACGGATTATTTAATACAGCAATTAGAAGTGATAACGATACAAATAGTTTATATTCATCTTGGACACCAACAATTAGTACAACAATACAGAATAAACCAGCAAAAGTTTCAAACTTAGCTAGCTCTGTTGACAATAGTGGCGATAACTTAACAATTACTTGGGATGCAAATGATAATGGATTTGTTAGTGCAAGTAACTATAAGATATTCTCTAAAACAGATGAAACAGAGTGGACACAAGTATTAGTTACTACAAATACTTCTTATAGTTTTAAAGCTACAGAAACAAACTCTTGGGAATTTAGAGTAGACGCTTGTGGTAGTGAGGGAGATTGTAATAGTTCATCTACTAATGTAACTTTTAATTACACAGTTCCTACTACAACCACGACTACTACGACTACGACTTTGCCTCCTCCACCTACTACTACGACTACGACTTTACCACCAGTAGAAGTAGTTATTATGGATGATGGAACTGAAGCAGAATATACACAAGACCAAATTGCTCAAGGAGATGTTCAGCGTGATAATGAGCGTAAAGCTAACGAAGAGAAGTGGGGTTGTTATGTTACCAATATTGCTTTAGAGCGTGGAGATTGTGAAGCATATAATAAAGCTCTTTACGAATCTACAACTACGACTACAATTATAGAGGAAGAAATTAAAGATGAAGAAGTTATTAAAGAAGATTTTGAAACTGAGCCTACTGATGATATTATTATTGTGGATAATGAAACCAAAGAGGTAAAAGAAGATGTTCCAGTTGAAGAAATTGTTGAGGAAAAAGATGTGGAGCCTATTGAAAATGTTCCTACCGACGGAGATGTGGTTGAAGATGTACTTGACACACCGACAGAATCTAAGGAAGAGGCAATCTTACCAGAAGTCTTACCAGAAGATGATAAACAGCCAATTAAAGAAAGCGAAGAAATAGTTGATGAATTGGAAGATGAATTTCTTGATAAAGATTTACCTATTGAAGATAAAACTGAAGATGCAAAATTTGTTGAGAATATTGTTTCAGAAGTTATTGTAGTAGAAGATATTGTTAAGGAGGGATTAAATGAAGAAGAGCTTATACAAGCAGAACAAGAATTTGAAGCCAAAGTTGCAGAAGCAGTCGAAGTACTTCCAACTGAAGAAAAAGTAAAAATAGTTCAAGAAGTAGCCAAAGTTGAAGTTAAGAACTTAGCTACTGCTGATAATAAAACAAAAGCAGTCGTCAAAGCTGTTGTTAAAGAAGTCACTAAAGTAGAAACTGTAGCTCAATTATCTGAAGAAGAAAAGAAAGATGTTGGTAAAGTATTAGGATTCCAAGATGAAACTGCTGCTAAAGATATAGAAATTGTTGCTGTTCAAGCATCAAAAGAAGAAAATGTTGCAAAAGCTGTTGATGAGTTTGTTGATAGGGCAATAGAAAATAAAGATGTTGAAAACTACACCTTAGCTGATGTTGTTACAGAGGTACAAGTAGAGGCTTTTTTAGAGGACCCAGTGTCTGCTATAATGGATGTAGACTTTGACAATATAGACTTTTCTAATATTGGAAATGATATGACATCTGACCAAAAAGAAAAGGCTCAAGAAGTTGTAGTCCCAGTGATTATAGCTTCTCAGATAATTGCACAAGCAGGTGCATTAATTAGGAGACCATTTTGAAGTTAATTAACAAAATGGTGGGTTGGCTCAAACAAATAAATATAATCAAATTCGTGATAGATATTCTTAAAGAATCTGTCGCTCAAGTGTTTACTTTACTGGGCTTTTTCATAGCTTGGTTTACATTGACTGGTACAGCACAAGATATAGTAGGTATTGCAATAATAGTATCCACCATCTTGTGGTTGGTCACAATTAGATTAAGAGACTAATGGCTAAGAAGAAGTTAAGTACTTGGGCAAAGATTAAAACAGTATTTTGGCGTATGATTGCTACATTTGCTGCTAATGGATTATCAGTTATAGGAGCTGGTAGTCTTATAGGAATTGATGTAATAGATTCAGTTATATTAGCTGGTTCTCTAGGTGTAGTAAAAGTAGCTGAACAACTTGCAAGAGCCTTTTTAGATGATGGAGTTTTAACTTTGGAAGAAATCAATGATAGTTTTGCTATAATAGATAATAGGAAATAAATGATATACATAAACGATAATGGGACAATTATGCAATTTTTAAATACAAAAGAATCAGACACATATAGTTTTGTGCATCAATATGAAGAGAAAGCTGGCGGTTGTGGTGGTAACTGCGACTGCGATTGCGGAAAGGACAACTAATGCCTCACTCAGAACTACCTAAAGACGGAAATGGTTTTACACAAAAGGAGATGTTAGTAATGGTTTTAGAAGGGCAAAAAGAATTAGAGAGCAAAATAGATTCTCTCAAAACAGAAGTTCAATCAAAGGTTTCAAAAATGGAACTTATGGGCTACATAGTCATGGTTTCAGCAGTATTAATGATTGCCACTAATTGGCAAATGCTTACTGGTTAAAAATTCAATACCCGAAAGGGGGTCTAATGACAGAAATAATTCTAGCAATATCTGTATCTATTATATCTATTGGTGTAATGGTATGGGTTGCAATAATGAGTAATAAGTTTTTTAAGTATTTTAAAGAGATAGCACAGGAGATAATTGATGAGCAGAAAAAAAATCAATAGATGCACAGAGTGCAAAGAACCACTCAAACATATAGCATTGAACAAATGGATGTGTGAGCAAGCTCCAAGTAAGTGCAAAATGTCCATAAAAGTTGTATTTCTAAATAATCCAGAATCAGAAGAAGAATGATATGGATATTTATATTATCTGTGGCTTGGCTCTGTTGGGCTGCTTATATTACATGGCGAAATTAATGAAAGAATAATGTCAGATTTAATGAAATGTCCCTTATGCCAGAAATGGATGATTGAAAAACATGGTGGTTTGTATTGTCTCAATAAACATTGTCCAGCTTTTGGTAATAAAACTGTAGCATGTTGTGAAGGAGGTGCTTGTTAATGGCTCATTATGGTAAACCAAAACCTAAGAAAAAACCAAGAAAACCAAAAAAAAAGTAGTTTAGAAAAAAAAGTTTAAACTTTATATCTTCTGTTATAATATTTAGCATGAGAGAATTGTACTTCTACAATGCTGTAGTTGATAAAGTAGTTGATGGAGACACAATAGATGTAACCATTGATTTAGGCTTTAATATATGGATTAAGGAAAGATTACGCCTTTATGGTATTAATTGTCCAGAAACTCGTACAAAAGATGCTGAAGAGAAAGAAAGAGGTCTCAAAGCTAAGAAGTATGTACAGAACCATATAAATGCAAATGCTGGAAAAGTTCAAATACAGTCATTTGGAAAAGGAAAATACGGTAGAGTTCTAGCTGAAGTCTGGGCTGGTAAAAATAATATTAATGAATTATTAGTTCAAAATAATCACGCAGAAATATACGTTACCGACTAAAAGATTTAAAAGAGGGGGAGCAAGCTTGTTTTAACAACAAGTCCATCTCAGCATCTCTGCACTTCCTATATTTTCTATAGGAAAGATTCCCTACTTTTCCCAGTTGTTACAGCGTTATGTTACGACTAGCTGTACATCTTTGATACATAAGACTAGCCTTGCCTAGCCAATCGTTAAAACTAGACTTCGCGATTCTATCGCCCACTACAACCATACCGAAGTAGTTCTCGACTTATTGGGGGTATTATCAAGCAAGCTCCCTTAGACCTAAACTTCTTTTTCTTGAAGTATCATAGAAGCTACTGTAATTCTCCTACTACCAAGTCTACACTGTTCTTTAGCCATATCTAAAAATGCAGCTAATTCTCCAGTCCTAAACTTGGATAATGGGGAATTCCTATTGATATGCCCTTTATTCTCCATCTCTTTAATATTAAGTTCTATTTCTTTTCCTCTGCTGTAATAAGCAACTGCAACTTCGTATAAAGAGTTAACACCTACATTTACTGGTAATGGTTCTCTATGTAGTAAAACGTCAATATAATTTTTAATTTCTGTTCTAATAGTTTCTAAATCATTTATACCACTAGGTACAGTTACAACTAAGTTTTCTAATTGTTGTAATTCTTTCATTATTTAACCAACTTTAAGAATCTAGTACCTTCTGCATGCCAATCTTCTGGGTCTTGCCCAAGAACTTGAAGAAACAAATCATATTCTTCTTTATCATCTGGTAAAGGAACATCAACAAATCTAGAACCTTTTCCACAATTTTCTTCAAAGCAAGTCACAATCAGTTCTACCCAACCATTTCTCATTGACTTAGGCATTTCTTCTTCATACTCTAATGGTTCAAACATTGTATATTTATCTGGTAGAAGAATATATTCACAATGTTGACAAGTTACGATTACATCAAATTGATTTAAATCCTCAACAAATTTATCGTTTACAAAACTATAATCTCCCATATAAAGACAAGTTAATGCATCTAAAACCGTCATCTCCTTGATGTGTCTTGGTAATGTCATATTATTTCTCCTCATCTATTATCAAACTATAAAAATAGTTTAAATATTGATTTCTTTTTTCTAATGGTATCCAGCTGTTAATCATTACAGCCGCATGCATTAAAAAGTTTTTTATCTTTCTATCTGCCGCACCTTCATTCATAATTTATCATTATACCCTATTCTAATTGTCCACTATGACAATTTCTACATTATTTTTTTCAGCCCAAGTAAGAAGATTCCATTCTCCCATTTCACTATCCCAACCAGTAACATCATAAGTATCGCCGTTACAAAGTACAAAAGTAAATTGTATCTGACCACTTACGCCGTCATCATAAGCAGTTATGTGGTCAATACCTTGTATGTGTGTAAGCCAAAACAAATCTGGATGTTCACAAACATCTAAAGGTTCTGGCTCTGGTTCTGGCTGAATTTCTCTATATCCACTGAATACAATACCTTGTTCCATAAGTTGCAAGGCATATACTTCATCAATGAAATCTGTTGTAAATACATTGTTGTTACAGCTTTCTACTGTATAAGACCAGCCGTAATCTTCTCTGTAGTAAGCAATATACTTCTCGTCATACTCGCATTCTGGAATATATAGAGTAGTAGAGGTTGTTGAAGTAGAAGTAGTTGTTACTGTACTGTAATTAATAGTTTCTGTAGGCGTTATATCAACTTCAGCATAAAATCCGCTAATCATAGTTAGAAATATAATTAATGACTTAAACATCAAACCCCTTTAAATCTTTTATAGGCACTTCATAGTAAGGAGCGCCTTTGTTTTGTTTTACTGGATATTTAATAATATCTTCTCTTTTCATCCACCCACAAACAATTACTTCGTTAGGTGTAACTTCATCGTTATACTTGCAACCAACATAGACATCTTTAGGTTTATCTTCGTCGTGTATCTTGGGCATTATATATTTATAAAACATCTTGGTAGCAGTCTTAACTTCTACTTTCTTTTCGTTAATAATTAAATCTTTTTCATCTGTTATTCCAGAAGTATCTAACCCTTTAGACTTGTAGGTAACATTCCAATGTGGGATTGTCTCTGCCCAATCAGAGAAAAGAAACTCTGCAACAATCCCTTTCCAAGCATCAACACCACTGTATCTATATTTACCAAAAGATGTTTGTTTGAAAGCTTCTATCTGAGCTTTAGCAATATCTATATATCTTTGAGGTACTTCCAATTTATACATACCACCATTCTAAGGTATAGATAAAAGAAAGTCAATTTATTCATTTATTGTTATTTGGTAATCTCTAGTTAATTGAGTCTAGTTCTATTAGTCTAGTTAGTATGCCAAATCTGACATCCGGTACACGCCATATCTGACGTCCGGTACACGCCAAATCTGGCATGTGGTCAATTCACTACATGCCAAATATGGCATATATAAACCCCAAAACCTACTATATCTAGTATATGTCATATCTGACACCACTACATCTTGTACTTTTACCTAAAAAATACAGATTATGTTGCGTTAAACCTAGAAAAACACCCCCCTACCCCACTGCGAAGCCTAAGAAATTGCGAAGTTTGGTCGCTAAAAAACCTTCTTACTAGCATATAAAACAATAGGGGAGTGAGGAGTAACAAGTTCAAGAAGTTCAAGATACTCATTAACTATATCTAGTAATACAATATACAAATCAATATGTAGTATCTACATCAATCTATACAATATCTGGTATATGCACAAGCACACGAGATTGTGAAAATGGAAATTGGGATGTGTTTTCGTACAACATGCTATTAGGTCATGCGCGGGAGACCGGCTAGACTTTCAGCCTTGAATTATTTTCCGTCAGAATATTTTACGTTAACTTGAACTGGAGCATCAGAATCTCCAGATAATTTTATGTTCTGGTCTTTGGACCATTTTGCGAAACTTCGCTCCATCCACCATGCTGCAGCTTGCCACACACCACGTGTTGCGGCGTTCCTAATTGAGGCTAAGAAAATACCCTCAGCTTGTGCTCTAGCATGCTCTATAGAGTCCAGAAACTCCGTATAGATACTCTCTATTTCATTGTCTCTATCGTCCTTAGCTTTATCCATCCAATTGTAGAATGTTGACTTGCTAATATTCGCCATTCGAGCAGCATCTTCAACGAAATATCCAGCATGAAGCCATGTGCATATCTGCTCAATCTTCTCTGTTGTTAACTTACTTGGTCTACCCATTTCAGTATTAATTATACCATCTTAAATATACCTATTGGTAAGGTCATCTTACATCTAAAAATTTAAAAAATTAAATTTTTGATGGGCAAATTGCTGGTAAAAGGATGTCCGAAATCTAAAAGTACCCCCCCATATTCGTATGTGAATTTGTGATAGGGGTTCTATACTACAGATAGTCCAAGTTCTAGAGAAAGAAAAAAGGCTGGTCGCTCATAACTTCCAGCCCTCTCTCTATGTGTAAATTGGAGTTAAGTAATAACAGAAACTTAACTATTTTAGATTAACAGCTTTGGAGTTTTAAGGTTCGATTTTTATAAAAAACGTACGGGGTGTAAAGGAGACGCACACGTTGAGGCACTAGCGATTTTCACAAGTACCCCGCCCAAATCTAAACCTTTAGTTTAGGTCTAGATTTAGGCGAAAATTACTTTTTTCTATTCTTCTTCTGTTTCTGTTTCTTCCTTTATTTCTTGGAGTGCAGAAAATACCGCGTCAGAGTACAAGCCGAATAAATTCGCTTGTAACATGTCGTGAGGTGTTTCCGCACCATGTCCGAATTCGTCAGATTCAAGCCAGACGCGACGCCAAAGACTGCCGTCTAATTCTGAACATTCTTTAATTAGTTGAGCGTAATAAACGGGAATGAATGAATCTATCATTTCGTGATAGTCCGAACTATCATACGCCGAAATTAATTCTTCGGTGTGATAGCATTCCAACAAGTCCGCTTTTACGTCGGCTACTAGATTACGCATTTCTATATTTTCCATTTTGTTTACCTTCCTTTATTTTCTTTTTTGGTCATTAAGACCATAAAGCGCCCGCCGTTTCCGATTGGCGCTCTAGCTCTTAATTACTCACAAACAAGCGTGACGAGTTCGGCGAGTTCTAAACCTCTTTGAGTTTTCAAACCCTCTTGAAATAAAAGCGCACTTTTGAGAGACATTCTCGCGGTAGCTTTCATTTCGCCCGATTCGTTCTTGTATACGATTCTATGTAATTCTTGCATTTGGTTTTCCTTTCGTTCTGGTCAGTTAGACCATAAAGCCCACGCGCTCGGCGTAGGCTCTAGCTCTAACCGTTTTTAGTTTGAATGATTGTGACGGGGTGTTTCTTCCCGTCGGAATCTCTCAAGCCGTTGAGGGCTTTAGTTTTAGGGAGGGAGTATCTCGCGCCACCTTTAAAGATAAGAGGCTCGAAAGTGTCCGCAGTGTCTAAATATATTCCGTTTTCATTATTCATTTTTGTTTCCTTTTCTTTCTCGGTCTAGCGCCTAGACCATAAGGCGCACCCCGTAGAGTGCGCCCTAGCTTTAGGCGGTTAGTTGTTTTTGGGTTGAGTTAATCAAATTCGTCATTTGAAAAGCTCGAACACTTGAAGCGATTCCGCCTCTGAATTTGTAATAATAAATTCTTTGGTCGTTCTCGTCTCGTGTTCCCGTATCTAGTTGAATAAAGCTTCTGTTTATTCTTCTAGCTTTGGTTTTTTCTTTCCCGCTCAATTTTTTGAGTTCTGCCTCGCTTGTATATTTTGGATTATTGAAGGGAACTTCAACAACGTTGAAAGTTTCCTTGAATGGTGTTCCACAAGTGTGAACTCTAAACCCTCCATTGAGTCCCGCAGTGTGAGAAGAATTTCTCGCACATTCTTTTTTTAAGTTTGCGTTCTTCATGCATGGATAAGTTGTAATTGTTTTCTTTTTCATTTTGTTTACCTCGTCCGAATTTTTACCACGTAGGAAACTTCGGAAATTTCCTACGCCCTAAGAACTAGGGCGACTATCTAGAGTCTGGGAGGAAACCTTTTATTTAATTGTCAAAAAGCCATGTGAAGCGGGATTCCTAAAGCACCTAAAAATTAGGCTCTGAATCCCTTTAATAGTCTTTCAAACTTCATACCTATACGATACCTAAATAATAGGATTAAGCAATTTATTAAAACACTAAAAAACCCTTATTTTATAGGCTTTTACGGGTTTAATTTGGAGGAGGTCGGCGGATTTGGTCGAATCTGTGCAAGTGTTTTGAAAAACCCAATGATTACGGGCGTTTTTCGGAAAAGTTCGAGGCGTTTTTCGAGGTCAAAAAAGAGAAATTTTTTTCGATTTTGGAAAATTTTTTTTTAGTTGGATTTACTCCAGATTTACCATAGAATTTAAAAGGCTGATTTTGAGATTTTTAGAGCTTGGTAAATTTTACCAACTCTAGATATAAATATAAATGTAAACTTTAGGTTTAGATTTTTTTCACAAAGTCTTGAGATTGTGAAATCGAACATCTGTTCGATAGGGGGCAAGTGCTATTAGGAACTCCTAAAAACCGGGTGGCTTTTTTCAAAATACGATTTTTCAAATTAATCGAATCTTCGGCGAGTTTAGGCAAGGAAACATGTAAAAAAACCTAATCGCCTTTACGTCTTGAATCAAGTACGTTTTTACTAGGATATTGCTCTAGATTATCTCTAGAGCTTTATCCGTACCCTCGTGCTTGAACCACGTTTTAATTAATTAAGAGAAGGCTATCTATTCTGCCTTTCATATTTCCAGATTGCATAGCTCTCTTTAAAATCGTTTGTTAGCTCTTTTAGAACTACTCCACTTAAGTAAATTAAGTAGCAGAATCCTAAGAATAGAAAGAGTCCTTGTATGCTCATCATAGTTATTGAACCTTAGCCTTTCTATTTGCTACCTTCAAGTCTCTACGAGCGTTGGTAAAGAGCCTATTAAAAGCCCAGTCTCCGTCATAAGACTTGTAAGAACCTCTGTTAGCTCTAACTTTATCGTAATAGTCGTCTACTGACTTGTACATATAAGTTGAGATAACTTCGTCTCTGAACTTAGGTGTAATCTGACTTTTGATTGTTCTATGAATCTTCATGAAAGCTTGACGCCCCCCTTTAGAAATAGAATAATCTCCAGATTTAGTTCTATTTTTTTCCGCCCATTCTCTTAAAAATGGGTGTACTTTGTTCCATTCTTTTTCAATATTTGTCATAATGTTCCTTTTTTTCCTTATGAGAAGAACCTTTTGTCCCTCTCTGTATAATATAATTCTATGGTATTAAGAATTAGTTGTCAAGTTCTATACTTAAGTTTTCATTCTATCCCCATTTCTTTTTCTTTTACACAAGCCCAAACGATTTCTAATAGCTCTATATAGTTGATATAGCGCCCATTAGCGTCTTTGCTTGAGTAATCTCCTAGCCAACTTGGATTTTCGTCTAAGAAGGCTAGGCACTTTTTAAAGTCTTTATTTTTAATTATCATTTTCATAATACTATTCTATGGTATTAAAAATTACTTGTCAAATTCTATATCTCTTTCTTCTTTAGTTTTATACCAGAGAAGGTCTTCGCCCGTATCTATACCAAATACGTACCCGTCATTGTCATGACCATAATACTTATCTAGTTGTTCTTGATACCAGTCTAATTTAATCATTATTCCTCCTCATACATTTCGCAATATGATTCTCTACATACTGCATAATCTTTACCTTTAAAAGTATATTGCAAGTCCATAGTCATACCACAAACACAACAATTTAAATCTGTTTCTAGTTCTTTAACTTGCATTATTCCTCCTCCTCTATTGCAATTACTTCTGCACTATCTAATGGATTAGAGTATGGATTTTCCTCATAACATTTACTATCTTTGATAGCTTGTTCTAAATTATCTCCAAATCCAATTCTTTCAACTTGATATGTAATTCTATATCTAGCCATTATTCCTCCTCTAATCCTAAATTTTCCTTAGCTTGTTTAGTTATGTTTCCGTCTTCATCTATCCAACACTCGTTTAAATAGTGTTCTAAGTGAAGTGGTAAGTGTTCATATTCTTTTAGCACTGTTTTAACAATCTCTTTGTCTCTATTCGCTTGGAAGTGTGCGAACAATTGGATAATTGATATATCGTTTAGTCCGTAATCTTCCCAAATCTTTAGAGTCTTCCAGATATAATTGTCTAGAGTTGTGCGCCCACTTACATAAGCGCTCTCTAAAACAAATGCTTGGAACTGTCTAGTGCTACTCATCTTTTTGTAACTCCTCGACGATTCCTAGCACTAGCTCGATACCTCTATCAAGACCAGCGTAGAAACTCACATCGTCGTCCCATGCGTCAGTAACGTCGAAATCTTCTCCGCTATCTTCCTCGAACTCCTCAATAATGCCTTTTCGCATTTCTGCTAATTCGTCTAATAATTTTTCTATCATATTCTCCTATACCTTTTCCAATTCATCGATTACGTACATAAGAGCGTTTATATAGCCCTCATCGAACATAATGTCAGTATCTTTCATTAGTTCTCTATCTCTTTCGAGTTCGAGCTGAACGTTTTTAAGTTGTTCAGTTAACTTTCTTTGTAATGAATGTTTATCCATAATTTCCCTTTCCATAATAATATTCTATGGTATGTACTCGCATAATGCAAGTATTTAACCAAAAAAATATCTACCGATTAGCGTTTCCTTAACCCCTACTAATCGTTAACTATACTTCTAGTTAAGTGAGCATTGTTATAGATAGCTTGTAACACACAAGTTGGTTTTACTTGTTCATTGGTAGCGTTTCCAACTTCCTACTACCGAACTAAGAGATTCGCTTATGCTTAGTTGTCATCTACTCTCTCTTATGTGCTACAAGCCACCTACCAATTAGCGTTTCCTACGCCCTACTAATTGTTCAGATGTCTGTTTTGTAGTCAGCTTTCTTATAGATAGCTTGTAACACACGGGATAAGATTAGCTAATCGTTCTCTCTTATTACATTGGTACTTTAACCTATGTGCTACAAGCTACCTACCTTCTAGTACTAAGCTCTGCCCTTTGGGAACAAAGTATATTTCAATACTTTTGGCTTATGTACTTATAGATAGCTTGAAGACAACTAGCTTACTTACTCCACGACAGCGAGTTCTGTGGCTTACCTATGCATAGTCCGTTTATCTCTAAACGATAATTGTCTGCGTCCGTACTTAAACTAAGACTGTTCAGCCGTTATCTTCAAGCTACCTACTTCTGAACTTATTCGCCCATTGGGTATTAAGTTTTGTAAGTAGCTTTGTTTATTGCTTTCTTTCAATAAAGGAGGATAGTCTGTAACTATCTGTTAGCGTTTAGGTAAATCCGTTACATTTACGCGCCACGCCCTAACGTCCTAGACTGAATTAGAGATTAATCATTTCCACAACTCGCGCCTTCTGTTGTCGGTCAACTCGTAGCTACCTTCCTCCATTACTGGAGTTAGGACTGACTTTCGCATTTACGCTACTCTCGACGGCTCGGTGCTCTAGTTATTTTCCACTTCAGCAGAAGTGCTAGACTCCTCATAGGCTCTTATGCATTCCTCTTTGCGAGAGGTAAGTAGCCACTATTTCCCAAGTTACTCTGTGTCATCTCTGTGCTAGTTTTAACTCTGAAAGTTACTAAGTCCGTCCCCTAGTCCCCTTAGAGTGTTAGTTTCAGATAGTTACACACTATCCTCTGACTCTTTAATTCTATGGTATCAGAATTAAGTTGTCAAATTTATCTTTCGATAAAACCTTTCAGAGAAACTCGATTGGTGTTGGATTGCAATTTACCCTTTCGGATACCACTCTGGCGAGGTAGTTTCGATAAGCGCCACTATCAAACTGCGAACCGATAAGTGTATTAAGTTAGAGCCAGTGGATAACTTAATTTCTTTTTTCGTCGGTAGCGAGGAAGTTTCTTTTACGATACTGTCGAACCTTTACGAGCCACCTTTCAAATTCCTCTGAAAGATTTTATCTTATATTCAATTTTCAAAAAGCCATTTGTAAGGTCGCCCCTTACATTTTTAATTCTATGGTAAGCAGAATTACTTGTCAAATTCTGTTACCCGATTTCTTTCTAGAGAAGGCTTATCGCCATTCTCTAGAATAATCGTACGGGCTATACCCGTAAGCTTTGTTAAAAGAGTAGTCAAAAACTTTTCTGACTGGCTTATAACCGAGCTTTCTTTCTCCTCTCGGAGTCTCTAGCTTTTCAAGTAAAGCTAAAGCAATTTTGTTAACTGTTTTCATAGTTTCCCTTTCCATAATTATATTCTATGGTAAGTGTTTTTATAATGCAAGTTATTCCCCCCGATTTCTTTCGGGGTTTTAACCCGCCGATTTTCTGTTCACAAGTCATTTGCAATCGACCGACTCGGTTAGTTCTTAACTAACAGTTTCTACTTTCTCCATGTTGTAGAGTAAGCCTTCCTCTAGCATGGCGCAGTAGGAGGATATTTCCTCGCTTAGTCTCTCGCTATTTTTAGCGAAAGCAAGTTCGGAAAGTATCCATTGTAATGGTTGGTTTTCCATATTTCCTTTCGTCTCTCTGACATTTATAATGCTATGGTATCTTATTCCATAATGCAAGTTTATAAGTCAGATTTCTTTTCTTCTGCACTTCTTAGGTCATAATATTCGGTTTTAACTACGTTTCCGAATATATCCTCCCAAGTTACTTCAGTTAGATTATCTTCCATAATGTCCTTTCCTAGTCCATGTGATTGAAGTAGTTTGATACTCCGTCCCACAACCTCGCCCAAGAATATTCACTAATTTTAATTTGCGGTGTACTCATATAGCTTATTCCAAGTCTTCGAGTCATCACATTATCATTAGCGAAATCGTCTTTAATAGGCATTTCACGACCTTGAAAATACTCTCCAGAATTAACTAACTCTTTATTTAGTTTTCTTAGTCTGACACTCTTACCGCTTGGAGTTAATCCGACTACTTGATAATAATCATTTATAGTCATGTCATAACCCCATGAGCAATGAAAGATGTCTCCAACTTCAACAGTCGTTTTATAATCTGTATTAATGTCCATTTTTTCCTTTCGTCTCTCTGACTATTTAATTCTATGGTAAGACTCTGGATTATCCAAATTATAATGTCTAATTTCTTTTTTCTAAATCATCATATATATATGTCATTATCTAAATTTTAAATACTTGACATTAAATAATAGATACCATAGCATAGTATTAACAACTGAATAAGGAAACTGTAGAACAAAGGAAGCAAGAAAAAGTTCTACACGATAAAACGTGTAGCCCCCAGCATCAAAACGGGGAGAGTACCCCCTGCCCAAAAATGCTGGATATGGGTACATTTGCTATTAGAAAACCCCAGAAACCGGGTGGATTCTGCTATTACAAAATCCTAAAAACCGGGTGGATTATTTTTCTTTTGCTCTCTCTTAATCAATGCTTTTGAAATATAGAAAGATATTGTAGTGGACGTGGAGGATAAAAAGTAAAGTAATCTATTGTAACCTTTAGGCGTAAACAGAGATTTTATAAGGGGGACGCATTCTATGACCTTCTGGGAGGAGTTCCAAATCTTCCCAGACAAGTGTGTCAATAACTTCTTTAACAAATCCAGTCCTTAATACTCTCATGTAATCTTGTATTCTTCTTTTAAAAATACTTTTAGATTTACTTTTACTCTTTATATCAAATAGTTTACAGTAATTTTTATGGCGATTCCATATAGCTACTAAGACATCGTATTCACAATGCTTTGATGGAAGATGACCGTATCTTTTATTGTGAGATTCAGCTCTTTCTTTTAAGAAATCTAATATCTCTTGTTCCATTAATAAATAAATGTATGTAAAAATACTGGAGTATGTTCTCCATGCCATGCACTGAATGTATTATGTTCAAGATATTCTACTGCTGTTTCAACTGCAGCATCTTCGAGGTCCCTCTGGCTTGCCCACTCTGTATTGTTTTGAAACGTCTCGTCTTGAACAAATGTTTCAGCTAGTATTCTTACCATTTTTCTTGCATCATAACAAGCTACTGGCGCAGAAAAGCCTTGTCTCTCTACGTAACCTAAGTATGCTTGGTAAAATTCATCGTATATTATTGCATCTGGATTTATTTCTAGTAGTTCCCAGTATCTACTTCCGTTTTCTTCGCTCATATTACATTCCTTATAAATTCAGCTATTCTTTCTCCATCAGTTTGTAAATCAGATGAATTCTTTAACCATTTTAAGAACCTAATCCAATCATCTCTCTGACCTTCATTATCAAATTTAATAGAAACTTTCAATGGGTCAACATCATTTTCAAGTTTTTCATCTACATTATCTGATAAATCTTCAAACAATTGTTGCAAATCTTCATCATCAAAACCTATTCCGTCTAAAGTACCAGACTCTACTGCTATCTTTTCAATCAAATCTTTTAGTTCTGGTGGTTCCCAACCGCCTAATTCAACTAATCTATTATCAGCAATAAGGTAAGCATCAGCTTCAATATCTGATTCAAAACTTATACCGCAGACCATAGGAACAAACCATTCTCCTTCTTCATCTACTCGTATTCCTTTTGGAGGATTTTTTTTATCAAGCATGTACTTTTGTCTTAAAGTTTCAATACGACCATGACCACCTACTAATTTACCAGTAGCTTCATTTCTGATGATAGGCATGATAAAACCAAATCTATCCATTGATTGATGTAATACTCCTATGTCATGTTGCTTAGGATTTACATCCGCTGAACGAACTTCTTTAATATTTATATATTCAATTCTATGCTCTTGCATCTGTTCCTCTCTTAGGATAAGGTTCTATCAAATGTTCAATAGCCTTTTTGTTTTTCTTATTTGTTTTCTTATCAGAAATGAAATGCATATATCTATGCTTTTCCAACTGGTATGTAAACTCTGCTTGGGGATAATGTTTTAATATAACTTCCCTTTTCTGAGTACCCAGTTTTGCTCTGATAGCTCGACTTCCGTAAAGCTTACCATCTATTATAACCGCAAATCTTTTACCACTGCCTTTATAGTTTCTACTTTTAGCTCTCATGATGCCTAAATAACTCCAATTAAGAGACTGGTAAATAGTTCCCACTTCTCCAGCCATTGGGTCAACGGTAGCAGTTATAACTTCAAAACCTTCTTTGGCTACCTCCTTTTGTACTCTAGATATAAACCATGAGTTAGCATTAGGAGGACACCACCATTTATTAACACCTCTGTTCAGAAGAATCATATTGTCGGTCATGCCGTACTTATCCCATACTCCTAGATTCTTTGAGTAGTCTGGTCCAAGACAAGCAACACCACCTAACAACTTTCCATGCTCCATTGTTTGAAAGTACATTCCATAAGCATGAGTAGTTATAGCAGCCATTACGCCTAGATACTCGTATTCTTCAATAACTTGCTTGGCTGTTACATTATCAATTGGTTCTATCCAAGCATTTTCTAAAGAATCAGATGATAAAGGTTCGTATAAACCTTCTTCCTCTGCTTGTTTTTCAAGCCTTCTTTTGTACTGATGACAAGTTGCCTCGAAGATATTCTTCGTATCTGTCATTTTTACTCCTAAGTTTTTTGGTCAAAGGACTTATAACTATTTTTGAAAAATCATTATCTTTAGAAATCCAATCTGTCTTGGAAATTAATCCAGTGTGATAATCAAATGCAGCAGAGAATGCTAACAAGGAGTTGAACGTCCAAGCATTTTTTCTTCTTGCAGATGCAATAGTAGAAGCATTCATTGTAGACTTATCTAGATATTCATTAATATCTCTTGTTTTTACATTATAAAGTTCCATAACATGTTTAATTCTTCTTGGATTAATTAAAGTTACAGTACTTGGTAGTTGAAATTGGTATTTCTCATTACTTCTATTAGAGTACAAATCAATCATATTTTTGAACTTCCACATAATATCAATACTTGTAACAAAAGTCATCTTACCTCTATAACAATTGCTCACTGTTCCGATATTCAATCTTGATATTTCTGCAAGCCTAGTAAGAGGAACATCTGCTTCGTTGCGTAAGTATTGTACTATTCTTGTTATTTCAGAAGGAGGATATAACGTTATGGTGTTATCTAATTTAGGCAGTTCTTCTCTTCTAGAATAATAAGTAGCTCTTTTAACAGTCTTTTGTCTCTCTTCTTTTTTACTTGTCAAGTTGACCTCTCTTAATATCAAAATTTAACATGTCTTCTATTGGTAATTTTCCAGTGTTTATTGCCCAATCCATGATTGTAGATTTTAACCAGACTTTAGTTCTGCCAGCATTAATAACAAAGTCTGCTTCTGGAATAGTCATTCTACTAATCATCATTGAAACGTGATTAGTAGGAATCGCTAAGATTTCTGCAATCTCAGCGACTCCAACAATTTCTAATTGATTAGAAGGGTGCATCAGCTTCAGTTAACTCTTCCATAGGTCTGGCTACTGGTGCTGGCGCAGCTTCTTGTTTAGGTTGAAATGTTTCAACTCTAATTTCTTTATTGCTTTGTACGGTATCTAAACTACCGACAACTGTGTATTGGGTTGTAATAGCGATATCATCTGCAATAATTTTTACAGATGTTTTTTCGTTATTATCTCCATACTTTGAAACTTCAATCTTTCCTCTTACAGTGGCTCTAATTGATTTGTTTCCCGCATTAACAACAGCTTTCATCCAAGTGTTGTAAATGTTTTCGGCTAAAGAATCAAAGCAAATGATATTAAACCAAGATGCTTCTTTGTCTTTACCCATTGATACAGCTAATCTACCAACTGTGTAGTTATTACCGCTAGCGGATTGCTTCATTTCTAGACCAGAAAGATTTCCAGTCATTATTGCTATATTGTTTGCCATTATCTATTCGTCTCCTATATCTTCATTAATTGGCTCGAACACATACCCAAAGTTTTCGAGTAGTGCCATACACGCATTTTCTATATCAATAGTCCTAAAAGCGACAATCCCATCACTTCTGCCGTCTGGCATATTGACATAGATAAATGGTTTAGATAAGGAACCAAAGCTTTTATGGTTCTTATCTGATTGCTCCTTAGCTTTATAAAATGGTTTAGCAAAACTTTCGTGTTGCTTTCCCGCTTTAACTTCGTAACGAGCATTACCTTTCCAATTTTCTTCGTCAGAATCAGCTCCTCTGAATCTATTGGAAGGAATATTTAATTGTTTCATAGCAGCAACTTGCTTACGCTTGCCTTTGCTACGATTTCTTCTATTTATGCAAGTACGACATTTACACTTACGCTTTTCTTCGCCAGTGTTTTTGCACTTACCCGCAGAATTTTTTTTACTATTAGGTTGTCCCATGCCTTGTTGACCAGCAAATCTATTAGCCTTGTATTCATCCCAAGACTCTTTTTCTGGGTCCCACATGTTACTCATTAACTACAATCATCCCATTGTTATCTAATACTAAACCTTCTGGTAAACCACCGTCGGCTATATATTGCATTCTTTGTTCGCGTTCAAGTCTTCTTAATTTAGCTTGATTATAGCTCTTAGGTTTTATGTTCTCCCAGTTATCAGCTAACGATTTAGGATTAAGAGCAATCTTATCCCCATATAAATTAATATATGCACCGCAAGCAGTCATTGTGTAAAGCTTAAAATTTTGTGGTTCAATGTTTTCATTTTTGTATATATCAACAAGTCTTTTTATATTTTGATTCCATTTCCCTTTATTACGTTCATCACTAGGGGCTGAACCAATAATTTCAACAAAGCCGTCCCAAATTTCATTGTTAAGACTTCTCTTACGACCATTAGCAGTTAAACCTAAATCAACTGTTTCATAATCAACATCTTTTTGAATTGTTTCAAGTTCTTCTACAAGTTCCTTAGAATCTTCAAAAGTTTTTAAATTAGCAGTACTAGGATTTTCAGACATCAAAAGATATTCGTTGACCTTCCACTTGCTGTTCTCCACATCTTTTTTTCTATAGGTAATGCAACCAAAATCAACTAATTCTTTTATATATCTTTGGGCTGTACGTAAAGCCATATCGGCTCTCTCTGCTATCTTTTCTTGTGAAGGAAAACATCTTAGTGTTTCATTATCAGCGAAAGTAGCAAGAGCAACGTAAACTTTAAATGCTTGTGGGGATAAAGAATTCCCGTCCTTATCCCTTATAGTAAGCATCCAATGAGGAACTCTAGCAAAAGGATTTTGCCACCTAACGGAAAATGCAGAATCTTGTTCTGCCATTAACCTATTTCCTTATTGTCAATGTTATATTCTTTTGATAATTGAACATCTAAGAAATAATTATCTTGCGCCCATAACTGTAAACCTAAACCAAGTTTAGAAGCTGCTCTTTTGAAAGCGTCAGATTCCATTTTCTTGATTTGTTCGCCGATAGGTTCTGAAGTATTTTGAGGTGTACCCGCACCCGCAACTGAAACTTCGTTGCCGTCAACAGTAACAGTAAGAATACCTTTGACTGATACTGGTTTGTTTTCAGAACATATAACATCAAAGTCCCAATTATATGCACCTACAATTGAAAGCAATCTTTGAGCTATGACTGCATGGTTGATGTAATCTTCTTCACGATTACCCATTTTCTTTTTTTCGATAAACTTATCTGGAAACTTTTTAGCAAGTTTCATTAAGTCAATCGGTGCTTCTTTTTTATCCATTATTATTATCTCCAATCAATTAATTTGTGTATCTATCTTACCATTAAGGTATGACAGAAATCAAGAACTTTTTTACGCAAAGTAAGCGTAAATATAAATTCTTGTTTTATTATTTTCTCTTTGTGTTCTTATAGTTGAATGCAAATTTGGATACTTACGCTTTGCATAATTAACCATAGCTGACATTGCAACTCTTTTCTTCTTTATATTTTCTTTATCGTCTAAATCAAAGTCTTCGTAATGTATAACAAATTTCTTACCCCTATTGTCATACAGCATATCTATTGTATCTTCAGTAAAGACGGAAGAAGTTCTTCCAGAGCCCTGTCGTTTAGTAATAGGTATTGAATCTACCTCAAATGGTGTTATAGCCATTCTCTACTCCTTTCACTCATACTCACTTCCATAAATAGTATTCTATGGTATGTAATATTTAATGCAAATGATTTTTTCATTTTTTATTTCACTAAACTATATTTTCTAAATATATGAATAAATACAATTAATCTGTTTATAATGGTGTATGAGTGATATGTTCCAAAAACATAATGATAACATGGACGAATTCTGCATGTCATGTGGCAGTAGTCCTTGCACTACAGATTGCCCAAAACATTTAGTAGATGATGTACCCAACTCTGAAATAATGAGGTCAATATTCTTTAATTATCTTCCAAATGTTGATTTAATGAATCAAAGTGAAATTGCAGAATCAGTAGGTAAACATCTTTTATTGATATCTGATGCAGTTTTAGAGGCTCAAAGAAAATGGGAAAATAAAACATTCATGAATAAATTAGACGAAGTTATGACAGATTACCCTACTTATATTGAGTTTACTAAGTCATTACATAAAGCTGGTGCTTTTGATTCTATTGACGATATCATAGAATTTATGAGTTATCCAAAGAAGTGGAACAAGTTATTTAATTATTGGTATGAAGTCTATTATCCAATCATTACGAAACATAAATCCCAAAAAGATACTATGTGGGAAATATTCAAAGAAAAAGTTTTAGAGCATAAAAATTTGATTAATGGTGTCTAATACCATAGACTTAGTTTATGGATATATTTGAGCAATATTGGAATAAGCAATTGGGTTATACCTATTATAAATATACTCAACAAGAGTGGTTTGACAAAGGTATCGATTCCATCGTATTAAATAAGCTAATGGACTCTTATTACACATACGAAATAATAGAAACACAAGATGATGATTTCTTTTACTTCCCAATATTAGATAAAGAAGGAAACAAGCATAGATTTATTAACAGCGAATCTGATTATGTAATGTACGTTAAAAAGAATAAACAATTAATTTATTCATTTGAAACTACAGCATTAAGACCGCGAATTGCAGAACTAATGAAGGAAGGCTCACAATATAGTAAGTTACCTTTAGTAGAACTGCAGAGCAATAATCAGTATGTTGCTTTACCTATGTCAGAATTTGAAGACATAAGAAAAGAACATAAGATTAATGCTGGTGTCCTTCATTTATTAAACAACTATGGTAAATCTGTAGGCTCTATTGTATAAAGAGGCTTTTCTAGTTCAAAAAATTTCCTTCTTTGTCTTTTGACTTTTTGTTGAGGTTCTTTATAAAAACTATTAAAAGCCATATAAAATATGTTATTTTGGTTCATTTCTCTTCTTTCTTAAGAGATTAATAATAGCATATATATTTGTAAATAATAGTTGACAGTTAACATACGTTTACCATAGACTTAATTTTAGAAAGGGGTTATGAATGCCTATTAACATACAAGAAAATACGAAAGCATACCGCGAAGCGGGTAAGAGGGACTACACACCTTCTAACATAATTACTGTAAGACCTTTTAGTAGAAAAAATGCAGCAAACGCTACAAAATTTACTGGTAAAAGATACTTAGGTAAAGACGCTAACGGTAGAGAAATCTGGGTCAGCTTTGAAATGACCAGAGAAGATACTAACAAATCTGTTCCAAAGATAAGGGTATGGTATACAGCTAATACCGATTTACTCTTTGAAGAAGGTGCAGAATTATCAAACAGAAGAATCAGTTTTGGTACTGGTACTGAACAGAAATATGAAGTTCGTACTTTACTGCAATCAAAAGATAAACCTTATGGTGCAGTAACAAAAAGAACTATAGAATATATAGAAGACATAGTTCATAAAGCTAATCTAGATAATCCTAAAAGACATGATGCTTATCTTATAGCTAATGCAATCTATGTAGGTACTGTTGAAGATTGTAAACTATACAAGAACAGATTTACAATCCAAGATATGTTAGCTACATGGAACTTTAGAGAGAACTATTCTTAATAGATTTCTGTAATTAAGGGTAATTAATTCAGTACTGTGATACTGGAATTGCCCACTTGGGCGTGATTGGTTTAGACTTATCAAGTGTTGCGGGACAGTTGATAAGTAACGAGGGTTCGACT